CATCGTTAACTAATTCTAAGAATAACTTAGGATTTCTCTTAGCATATAATAATAGATCACGCTTAAGTTCTTTAGAACTCATCTCTGATACTTTAGAACCAATCTCTACTCTCATCACGGCTTCAGCCATATCGATATCTAGATTTTTAGCAGCATTCAAAGCGTCTATTTCAAATTGCAATAGATCTATCTCGTCTTCTGCTATTTTAACAGGATTAAATTCCTTATATCGTTTGTTAAGTAATGGATGATATAACGATAAGAGTTTTTGTAATGTTTGTTTGTTTCTAGGTACTCTTAATACTCCTTGCCTAAAAATAACATGCTCTAATCTTGCTTGTGCTCCCTTTGGAAATTCATCAACAAAAGGAGTCTTCTGATTAGTAGTATATTTTAATTCTCTTTCGTAACCCTTTGTTTCATCAAAGTAGTAGATATCTGCTACTTTAATAGAGTAACTAAGAGGAGATAAATTATTAGTTAAATAATAAACTCTATCCTTTATTTCCCAAGTGTCTTTAGGGGTTGGTAGTGGTTTTTCTACTACCTTTTTTTCAATTTTTGGTTGATCTACAACCTGTGGAGTTGATTCCACTTCTGTGTTTTTTTGTTTTTTTGCCATAATATAATATATAATAAAATTAATAAAATAAAAGGCCGAGGCCGAGGCCCCGGTCTTTTAATATAAATGCTTAGTTCATTAACATGAAGTTGTTAGCACCTTGTGTAATTAAACATCTTTCAGATAAGTAATGGATTTCCATCGCATCTAAATCAGATGTAACTGCTCCAACAGAACCAGTAACCCAAGTTTTCATTCTTCTATTGTCAGTTTGTGAAGCTCTATATCTAACATGTAAGAATGGTCTCTTGAGATTCTTTCCTAATTGTTGGTCGTATACTGAAGATACACCAGCTGGGATTATAACCCCTCTAATTGCATTAACAACATCTCTATCGTTAATACCACCTCTTGTAGCTTTATCATTTAAGTATCTAAAGTCAGACTTGTAGAAATCGTAAGATCCACGTCTGAAACCAGAAAAACCTAAATTAAGTGCCATGTCTTCTGAGTTAGAAAATACTCCATAAGAAGTACCACCAGCTCCGTAAGAATTCATAGAAGCTAACATATCGTCCATTGCTAACGAAGTACCTCTGTTAACAAACATCATGTTTTCTTCAATAGCACCTTGTTTATCAAACTCAGCTAAGATAGCATCAAATTCTGCTAAATCAGTAGCAGCGTTAACACCTGTAACACCTGAAGTCATATTACCTCTATCTTCGATAGCAGCAAATAAACCTTCAGTACCATGTGCGTCACAAGCTGTACCTAAAGTTTCGTCAACAGTAGAACCACTTGCATTATCAGCTCTTACAGATTCCATCATAGACATTTCTAGATAGTCAGTATAACGAGCTCTAGTATCACCTTCAGCTTTTAAATACCACATATAACCATTTTGACCTGCTTCTCCAGAAATTTCAACCCAACCGATCTGAGCTGTATCAGAACCAGAAATAGTATAGAAATCTTTAAGAATAATAGGTTTGTTAGTAAACGTGTTGAATGAAGGTTCGTTGTGCGTGTTACCAGTATTAGCCTTTTGACCTTGTGTTCCTTTAGCATACTCAGAACCATAAACTAATATAGTAAAAGCATCAGTATTTCCAAATCCTTCAGTTGCTAAAGTAGCTGTTTTATAAGGTAATAATGTAACTGTAGCAGAACCTGCCGCTGCTACGCTAACATAACATTGTGATGTTATACTAGCTGAAGATATAATAACAGTATCACCAACTCTAATACCATGAGTCGTTGTTTGTGCATTGTCATCAATATCTGTTTGAATTGTAATTTGTCCGTTTGATGCCGTACCTGCTATAACACCTTTGTAAGATAGATGTAATCTACCTTGTTCTGACCAAACGACTTGGTCTGAAGTCATTGCTTCTTCTGCCCCAATTTGAGATAAAAAACCAGATATAGTCCTAGGACCAAAAACCTCTGCTTCTTTTTCCATAAGTTCAGGCAGGTATTGTTGCGCCCATCCGTCCGAAGATCCTGATGTCGCGAAATCGATGTAATTTGAAGCTAGCGTTGCCTGCACTGGTGCCGGCGTACTATTCAAATTACCTCCTGCTGTAATTGCCATTTTTTTTAATTTTTAAATTATTATTTTTGTTTAATTTTAAATTTGAAATCATTAGAATCATCTCCTAATACTCTTACTTTAATTCCACCAGCATCAACCTCGCCACTATGTTGTTGGCGTGGATCCATGTCGATATTTTTAGATTTAGAGATACTTTCTTTTAAAGCATCAGCCTTACCTTGTTCGTAAAAGTGATTAGCAACAGCATCAGGATTCATTGCTGTAAATATAGATTTGTGATAACCTTGAGCATCTTCCATTAAATTGTCTTTGTCAAGAAACTTTCCTACAAAGTTACTAATATCGCTCTGAGTATCTTTTGTTTTATCTACATCTTTAACATTGAATCTAAATTTTTTCTCTCCGACATTATATTCAAAACCTTTGAACTTATCATTAAAAACATTATTAGTTTTTTGCGAGAAAAGTTTATGTTGTTTTTCTGCTACTTCTCGATTCTCATTTGATTCCTTATTGTACTTATTGAAGAATTCAACTGCTTCTTGTTGCTCACCCGTGAGTTTCGAACCATATTTGATATCTTCATAATATTTGGACTTTAGCCCGTCCAAGTGGCCTTTAGCGTTGGCAACTTGCTCTTTTAACGCTAGTTTTTTTCTTTTTACTTCTTTTATATCATCTTCATCTTCATTAAAAGAAAATTGATCATCCATTAAAAACTCTATTTCTTCTGAATCCAAATGAGGTTTTGTTTGATGGTAGTATTCTTTTAATAAAGAATTATTGTCTAAATCTGAATAATCTTTATTAAGATTTATATAGTCATTTAAATCACCACCTGTTTCGTCCATAAAGTTTACTAACTTTTGAATACTTTCAGGAAGTTCTTTATTAGTTGTAATTGTTTCTTCAACTGTTTCTTTTATTTGTTCTGTTACTTCTTCAATTTTTTCATTTGTTATTTCTTCTAAAACCGGAGTATCAGTTTCTTCAACAGTTTGATTTGTTTCTGTAGTAACTTCTTCTTGTTTTTCTACGGGTTTTGATAAATCGACTTTATGGATATTGTCTTCTTTGTTAAACTTTTTCAATATCGGTTTTTCTTTAACCGTAACTTTATCTTCTGGAGATTCCTCCAAAACTACAGGTTGTTCTTGTGTAGTAATCTCTTCGACTACATCTTCTTTTTTCTTTTTTGCCATAATAAAATATTATATAATTAATAAAATTGTTTTTTATCTAGGTCCAAAATCCCCCATTTCTGGACCATATCCTTTTGTACTAACTTCACCTGTTACTTGATCGTTAGCAGATTCAAACATTCTTGGTAATGGTTTTGGAACTCGTTCTTCTAATTGTCCTTCTTGTATATTTGGTTCACCTTTTTTCTCAAAATTCTTAGGAGGTTTCTTTTGATTTCTTTGATCTATCATTTCGCTTTGTTGAGTAGCTTGTATTCTTGTTCTTTCGTCTTTACGATCTTCTTTTTCTACTTCAACTTCTTTTTTAACTTTTACTTCTGCTTCTTTTAACTGCATATTATATTGGAATTCTTGCGCCATTAATGCTTTTTTTATTTCGGCTTCTTGCATCATCTTTTGACTTCCTAATTGAGCTTTCATTTGTTCTAGTTGTGCTTCGGATTGTGTTAACATTTGGTTTTTTTGAACTTCCATTTGAGCGGCTTGCTGTTGGGCTTGCGCGTTCATTTGTGATTGCAACATCATGTTTTGTTGTTGCATTGCTTGATCTTTTTCTATTTTCTTTTTTCTTCTAAGTTTTAATACCTGATTTGCTAACTTTACATTTTTAATATTTCTAAGATCAATAGCATCTTCTAAATCTATACCTTGTTGTGCTACAGCTGCTTGTATATTATTTTCAAGTATCGCTTTTTCTTCATCATCTGGTGATAATTCAATGAATATACCAAAATCATATAAATGAAGTTGACTCATTTCACTTAAAGTACCAACATTATGAGCTCCAATAGCTTGTATAAACGCGTCTCTTGTAGGTGAATATTCTATAATATCAGATATTCTCAATGTTAAAGCTTCCGCTACTTCTGCAGTTAAAAATAATCCTGACTGTAATATATGTCTAGTTGCTGTATTTGAATTTGCAGCTGCTAGTTTTTGTACTCCTACTAAAGCATTTGGATCAGGAGTTGTAGCGTCTCTAGCTTCGTTTAATCCGGTTACATCTCTTATCATTTGTAGATAATAATTATATGTACCTATTAATTGCTGCATTTTATTACCGCCACTACCACTACCTATTTCTTGAATAGGTACTTTGCCTGGATTCATATCACCTTCACTAGTAAATGATCTACCTATTACACTACCTGTTTGAAAGAACATATTTAAAGCTTCTTGAGGATTATAATTTGTTCCATTACCTAAATCAACTTCAGCTAAACCATCCGCATCAAGATAAACTCCATCTGGCACCATACGAGACATTACTTGTTGTAGTTTAAGATGGGTTAATTGAATCATATCTGCAAATCCAGTAATACGTCCTACTAAACTTTCTATTTTTCCATTATATATTCTAGGCGCAACAATACTATAATTCAATTTAACTTTAGTAAAATCACTTTTAGGACGCATCATATTTTTTGCTAACTCCCATTTTACAAGTTTATCAGCGCCTAGTATATATGCTCCATCATATAAAACTTCTATACATCTAGATATTCTATTATACTTTTTATCTTTATCTTCTGGTGGATTAAAAGAATCGTCTTTAGCAATTATTCTTTCTGCTCCAGTGCCCACTTCTTTAACTTTATAAACTTCATTCATATAAGTTTTATAATTAAAATAAAGAATTTGAATTTTATTATTATCAGAATGATCGTTAGAACTTCTTGTACTATTATATTTATATGCTCTTTTATGATTTTTATCAGATATTTCTTTTAAATCTTTTTCTGTTAAATATGGGAATTGTTTTGCTAGTTCGTTTATAGGTATTGTTTTGATTTCACCTACGTAATATATATCATCAAAATAAGGAGAGTCTGTATGAGAATAAACTAAATCTGCTGGATCTACATAATCTATCACAACACCTTCTGATGTATTATAAGAAGTTTTAACAGCTCCTATTCCTAAAACAGTAAGATCATAATAAAATCGTTTTTTAGTTAATTCGTAATCATTACCATCCATTAAAACATTTATAGCTTGTTCTTCAGCTATTTCAACAGCTTGCTTATACGTTATTTGCATGTGCAATTGAAGTTCTTCTTCTGTTTCTGGTAAAGTTTCTTTGTCGTTATTATATAAGTTTATACCAAAAGCATTAGCGGCAAAATCTTTTAAATCTGTTGCTCTCATATCACCCAATACAGATTTCATATATCTAGTTCTTTTTGCTACGCCATATGGATCTTGCGAATAAGCTTTTATATCATATGTTCTTTCTGTTATACCATTAACAACTATATCTACAAATTTAGGAATAATTGGAACAGGTTTCCAATCTAAATTTAAATAAGACAAATCACCATTAATAGATAATTCATCTTTATATTTTTGTGTAGATTGTTCTCCACGAGCATACAATCTTAATTTATGAAAATCATTAGAATAATTTGCGTGTCTATTATTATGTGTTTTATCAAACCACTCGTGTTCAATAGCTTTAGCGATTTTTAATCCATACTCAAAACTTAACTTTTCTATATCGCTAACTGTTTGACTAGGAAAATGTTTATTTATAACTGTTTCAGCCATGCTTATTCTTTAATTATTTTTGACATATTACCTTTATTTGAATACTTAGCAATATTTATATTTAACTTTGGTTTTTCTATTTTTGCGTTTGGAGCATATAAATGTCTATTACAAGCCATTATAGCTAATCCAGAACTTATAGCAGCATCAAACTTTGTTCTTTTTGTTATATCAAATTTACTCCAATCATTTAAGGTTTCATTAAAATATAAATTACCATAATTTCCGTCACCTAAATGCCCTACATGTTGCTGTATATACATTTCAATTGCCGCGGCGTGTGCTTGTTTTATATCTTCACTAGAATTTGGTATACCACCAACTTCTCTTTCTGCTACAGATAATTTATTCCAAACTTTATCTGGTCTATTCATTGAATATCCTCTATAACCTCTTCTTCTTAAATAATACAAAAGACGAGGTTTATTATTTTCTGCTAATAATGGCATTCCATAAAACACTAAAGCCATTAAAACATCTTCAAAGAATATATCAGCAGTTTGAGGTCTCGCTACATATTCTAGAAAAAATAAGTTTGGAGGAACATCTTCCATTGAAAACTTCGTTAATCCATGTAAAGCTCCTTTAGATCCTTTGCCATCTACAGTTCCTGATATATCATATGAATCACATCCAAAAGCTCCTATGTGTTCGTTAGCAGGATATCTAATACCGTTCTTTAATATACTTTTATTTTGTAAATGATTTGGTGGTACCCAACTTACTTTAAATCTACCTTTTAAACTTGGATAAAAAATTACTTGTGTATCTTTCACGCCATTTACCCATTGAAAGTTCCCTGTACTAACATTCGCTGTACTGCCTATTCCTTCATTATAATCTATTTGTTCATATATCTTTACAAGATTAAATATACTATTTAAAGCCTCATCTCTAAACGCGTGTTCAGTAGTTCTTGGAAATTGTCTATAGAATTCGTTTAAAGCATCGTGATCAGATTTTAATCCTTCTACTTCGTTGTTCCAATGTTCTATAATCCCGTAATCTATTAGTTCACCGTCTGGGTCGAGTACATCATTGTCTGGATTATCAAAAACTGGAATTCCGTACTCGTCAATAAATCCTTCGTAGTTCCATTCCATTGGGATAAACAAAGAGTATAAACCAGATTTTGTTTGACCATTCTTATTTCTTGAGGTGACATCTGATGCATTGTATAATTTTTTAAAGTTATCCCCACCTTTGTCTAAGGCGTTAGAGGTACTACCCATCATGCATTTTCCCACTATTCTGCTACCTAATCTTAAACAAGTTTTCGTTACTCTCCAGTTGTTTAGTATATTATCTGGTCTCTCCCATTTACCAGCTTCGTCATGTACTAGTAGGTTTAATTTTTCTCCGTCATAACTATTATCTCCAGTATTCTTCCAATCAACAGTTGTATCTAATCCTTGTATATCTTCTAGTTTCTCGTTAGCTGTAATCTTTTTTCTAGTAAACTTACTAGCTGGTACTCTATACGCTAACTCAGACTTAGGTCTATCCATACCGTCTTGAATTGGCTTGAAGAAGAATGGATAATTAACACTAATTGGCACTACTTTGTCTGTAAACATTTTCTTAGCATCCCAACCTGTTTTAGATAATATACCATATCTACTATCACTTGATATAGTTGCTAAATTAACCGTTTCTGCACTTGACATAAAAGAAAATCCAGAACGTCTATTTTTTAAATAACACATTCCATAACATCTTTTATCTGCTTTACAAGCCTCCCAAAATATATAGAATAATCTATTTGCTTCTCTAAAATCTGGGGCGCCTACATCGATCTTACTCCATTGCAAATACATATAGTGCGTACCGGTTATCCAGGTTGGTTTACCATTGTTCATGAACCAGAAACCTTCTTCTCTTCGTTTAAATTCCTCGTCGATATAATCGTACCATTTTTCTTTTTGATCTTCCGGATAACCTCTCCAATCAAATATATTCTTAATACGACTAAGTTC